GTCCTTGACTGTGAATGAAGGTAGGTCCCATATACATCTGTTGTTTGGCTGAGCCGCATAGTTGCCGTTATCTAACGCCAATATGTGAGCGCACTTATGTTCGTGCGGAATTTCTGAATGATCAGAATTTAATATATTAGCATCTGGGTGGCCCCAGTCAACTGTAAATAAATACTTACCGTGATACCATTTTTTATCTTTACCAATGTATTTACCTGATGAAGCTGTTAAAATATCCCAAGTAGTAATAGCAGGGTAATAAGAAAAACTATTCCACAGTTCCAATTCATCAAGTCTTTGGGTTTGAACAGACTTGGCGTCATAACCACGTTGAATAAAAGCCGATATGGGTAAACGATAAAAGATCGCACCGTTTTCCATGATGGCATGGAATAGTATTGCACGTCCTGTAAGTGATGTAATACCGAAGATAATACAATCTTCAACTTCGCCATGATGTTTTTTAAGGTCATATAAATACTCCTTTTTTATTTGAGCATATTGTACAGGAATATTAGCATTTAAGTAAGACATAATTTATCATTTTATTTGACCCCAATTTGAACCAGATTCATAGTCCACTTTGTTTGGTACTTCTAATTCAACGGCAGATTCCATAATTTCTTTTATTTTTTCTGCATGTTCAGGACTCTTAACTGATATATCAAGTTCATCATGTATTTGTATATGCGGTATGATACCTTCTTTGTACAAATCAACCATAGCTTTCTTAGTCATATCAGCTGCTGATCCTTGTATTAATTTATTGAGTGCTTTGTATGTGTACGCACGTTTAATTCCTGGTCCGTGTTCCGTGAGCGCCTCTTCGTGAGACAATGCTTTATGTATCCCGAACTGGTTGGGCTCCCATAAATTAAACCTACATCTACGTCCAAGTAAAGTTCTAACTCGACCTCTGTCCTGGGCTCTACGCATTACACTTTCCATTAACATTTTTACAAATGGAACTTTGTCATGGTACGTTCTAAATAGATCATCAGCATTTTCTTTTGATACACCAAGTTCTGCTTGTAATTTATTTTTACCCATACCATAGAATAAACCAAGATTGATTGTCTTAGCTTGTGATCTTGGAATGTTGGCCATGTCTGCAACAATCTTATGGAAGTCTGTATCCGGTTCATCATTGTATGCATCCAAAACTTCTTCTACACCATAGAGTCCATCGAGACTTGCATAGTGTGTAACTAATCTTGGTTCTTGTTGTGAGTAGTCAAAGCAACCCCAAGTGTGTCCTTCTTCAGGAATAAATAATGATCTGATCAATGGTCCAAGTTCCTTGTTCCGTGCTGGTATCTGCTGTAGGTTTGGATTGTTATAACTGAAACGTCCTGTTACTGTACCCCCTTGATCGGATCTAATTTGATTGATCTCAGCATGAATTCTACCTTTATGTGAGTGCTTTAATATGGTATCAATAAACGTAGTATGAGATTTATTTATTTCTCTAGCACGAGCTACCAGTTTCACCAAAGGATGTTCATGGTTCTGCAGAAAGTTTTTAGTAAATGATGGAGAATTTGTTTTTGCGGTTGAGTCATATTTTAGGTTTAATTTTTGAAAGACTTTCTCTATTGAACGTGCAGCCCATATTTGAACATCTATTGATGTTTCTTTTTTTATTTTCTGTAAGCATTCTTTTTCTTTTTCAACTAATTCTTGCTTTAATTTATGAGCGGCTTCTACGTCTACACGAACTCCTAAGAATCGCATATCAACGAGGCAAGGAAACAATTCAGTTTCCAAATCAAAAATAGATTGTACATCTTCCTCTTCAATATTTTTTTTCATCTCTTGCCATAGTTTTAGAGTTAAGACCGCATCTTGCTCTGCATATTCTCCAACATACATTGCAGGTAGCTTATACATCTCTGCCTTGTGATCGATGCCCCAATGCGCTGCAGTTTCCTTTAATACAGCCTCATTCTTGCCTACTCCGACGTAATCACGACCCAAACTACCTAAATCATATCGAAAGCGATTCTCGTCCACGAGAGAGCCAGCAATCATGGTATCTACTATATTACCTTCTATTTTAAGGCCCATAGCCCTAATCCAACATACATCGTACATTGCATTGTGAAATATCTTAATTGCAGGTGTTTTTAATACATTGGTAAACCATTTTAGAACCATATTCTTATCCATATTACCACCACCTTCATGTGCGATAGGATAATATCCAGACCAACCTTCTACAGCTACAGCTATTCCAACCACTGCACCATTACCAACAATAGAACCTGAACCTTTTGATTTTAAATCTGGGTCTTTGGTTTCTAAGTCAATTGCAATCTCATCATATTTTGATAAATCAGGAAAAGATTCTGGTGGTATCCACTCAGTCTGAGGTTTAAACACAAGTTTCATTTTTTAGTGTCTTTCATTTTTTTAATTTCTAGATCACAGTAGTGTTTGATCTTCTCTAAATCTTCTATACCATTTTTGTGTAAGTATCTACAAACATATTTCACAACGTTGCCCTGAAAAAACGAAAGATCATTCTTTGATATAAATTCGTAGGGTTGAATGTCAAAGTCTTTATAGTGACTCCCGCCTATCTGCTTGTCTTGAGGAAATGCGTCCTCAAATATATCTTTATTTGTCATAGATTGTATGCCTTTTTAGTTTGGGGTTCGATTATATATAAGTTCTTCTCTGTTCTTGTGCAGGCAACATAAAATAATCTGTGCGTATCATCTGGATCTTTTTCATAATCAATAAATGCTGCACCAGCCAAGTCTGTTATTACAACTACATTTTCTCGTTCATTACCCTTAACGCCATGTATTGTAGAAATACTAATTCTAGGATTTTTATTTAAATCTTCTCCAGATCTAATTAATTTTTTTATTTTTTTTATGTCCTCATCACCCACTTCATCTAATGCTTCATACCATTCAGATTCTGTTTTAAGTCCATACTTTTCTTTCAATGTATCAATATCGTAGAAACCATCTTTAATTATTGTTTTAAATAACTTTGGATCCCAGTTATCTTTAGTCATCTTAGCAGCAATTTTTTTAATATCATTATAATGTAGAGGTGTACCTTTTCGTAAATCATTCCATTTTTGTATTACCTCATGAATATTTTTTACTCTTGGCACAGCGTTTCTTCTTTGCCAATATAATTCTTTTTCATCTAGTATGTTTCCAATACCTGCTAACATATAATTAGCTTGTGCTAATACTAACCATCTACCCTGTGAGAAATCTACTTCATGAAGATCACTGCAATAGTCAACAGAGCCTTCTTCTTGTTTTGGTAGCCATTCTTTTTCTACTCTATTATGTACTTTTTTTATTATCTTGTTTGCAAGTGCAAAAGGTTTTTGTGGTACCCTTTGTGACTGATCTAATACAGTTCTTTCACCTTCTAAATTTATAAATGTACTAACGTGTGCACCATTCCATCTGTATATAGCCTGGTCATCATCACCTGATATGTATGAGTCTTGAGATTTCTCTTCTATCTTTTTAACTAATTTCCATTGTACTAAACTTAAATCTTGTGCCTCATCTACAAACATAACTCTAAGTTTTGGTGCTTCTCCACTTTTTAAAAATTTATCTAACATATCAGGAAAGTCAATCAAACCATTTTGTTCCTTATAGTTTTCCAACTCTTCAACTATAATTTCTAATTTACTTAACTGTATTTTTAAATTGTTATTTAAATGATAAAATTTTATTGGGTCCATTTCTTTTGATCGTGCTAAGTTTATCAATTGTATGTATGGATCTGGAGAATAGAATATACCCTCGTAGTCTTCATCTTGTCTTGCACCTTCTAATTCTATTTGCATCTTCTCTGATAATTCTTTGTAATGTTTTGGTTGCATCACCTGGTTTCTATTTATACCAAGCTGATTAAAACAAAATGAATGTAGTGTTTGAAAATAGGGTACCTCATTAAAAGATAATTTAAATTTATCTACAGCTCTTTGTTTACCCTCCTGTGCAGCGTTTTTACTAAATGTAAAATAACCAATCTTATCTGATGGTGTATTAGCTAGAAACTTTTCTATATGTCCTAGTAATGTATGTGTTTTACCAGTCCCTGGAGGACCATAAATTATGTGACGCATTAGTAATTATCTTTTTTAAATGTTTTTGGTTTATATGTTTCTGTTTTTTTATCAAATCTAGCTACAACAAATACAGAGATCTTGCTTTTACCTACACGTTTAGTTGTACAGTTTAGATCATCTTTTAACATTTGAGATGTTCTTTGATATGGAACTCTCCAGTGTTTTCTAGATAAATAATTATTAAAGAAGTTGTCAAATACAAAATGATGAAAACCATCTTTAGTATAAGTACCACCATTACGTAGGTCTTCGTAATCGTCTTTTTGTATTCTGTTTACACAATAATCTTCTAGATAATTATTTAATATATCTTTTGTACTTGTACCTTCTGCAGGTTCTGTAATCTCTGCACCACTTAATAGTACGGTAGTAATTTTTTTCCAATCACCTGTTTTTAGTGTGGGTGGATTTATTCTTAATTGTTTTATACATTCTTCTTGAAACAAAGTTTGATTAGCTAAATGTTTTGCTGAATCTAAATATAATCTATCTCCATCTACATTCATATAATAGTAAGGCTCTTCTAGGTTAACTACTTGCAAATCAGTTAGACTAGGAAATATTATCTCTTGGCCTATACCAAACTTTCTAGATCTACATAATTTTTTATCACACAAACTACACATGGGTTGATCATTACATTTGTAACCCCACTCTTTTTTTTCATGTTGTTTTGTAATTATTTGTACTTCTGTATCTGACAATGGTTGTTGCATCGCAGTCTCATTGAATATCATTACTTTTGTTTTCCAATTGTCTGGCCATTTAGATTTTGCATACACACCATAATGAAATAGTGCATTGTTTCTTCCACCTTCACCAATTTTATTTTGTGCCATTAATTCTATACATGGTGGTCCATCAGAGAAAGGAGTCTCCGGTCTTTTAATTTCTATTGTGCTGATGTCTTTCTGTTTATATCTTTCATAGAGTTCAAAAAAAGCATCTATACTAGCAGCTTCACCATCTTCCATAAAGGCATATCTTGTTGTTTGACCACAATTAAAATATGGTAAATTTAAAAAGTTTCCTGTATCATCTTTTGATTTTAATTCTCTTTGTTTTGGAAAAACTTCTGATCCACCATAACCTAATACAGATCTAATTTCATTTAATTTATCCTGCATCAAACCTGCTGATACATAATCTTCTGTAAATAAAAATACATGAGCACCACCAGACTTTGATCTACATACGACCAATGGTAATTGAAATTGTTTTATTTTGTTAATTAATTTTTTGTGATCGAATTCTGCGTAAGAATCAATGTCAATACATCCCCACTTACATTTGTTATCATCATTGATTGGTATAATACCTAAACTGTCGGCACCATCTAAATGCTTTTGCCACAACTCATCTGTGACTGGTTCTCGTTTAACAAACGATTTACCTTTGATTTTATTACCGTCACCATTTGATTCACCAACTAAAGTGACACCATGTGCACGGTCTAATCCATAAAATATATTTTTAAATCTTTCTATCATACAAAATAAAAGTGGGCGTTTCCACTCTCGCTTAGACGCCCACTACCTAGGATACTGGTTAGTAGTTCGAAGAACTTTTTGTTGTTTCTTCTGATCCGTGCTTAGCTTGGATTTCACCTTTACCTACTGATTCTGCAAATGACTTTGCCATATCATATATAGCTTTGTCTGTTACAGGACCAACTTTAGATACATCCCAACCAAACCATGTTCCTTTGTCATTAGACATCTGAACGGTTGATAGGTTATAAATGTGGCTATAAGTAGGCGGTGTGAATAAACCGTTTTTACCTTGCATCTTGATACCCATCATCATTGAGTTCCATTTTCTACTAACTTTAAGTTGAGTAGACTTCATAGAGATCAAAGCTGTTTGTGGGTTATCACCAAGAGTCAATACAAAATGACTAGCAGTGTTATCAAGATAATTACCGTTTGGTAATCTGTCTTTATAATCTTTACCTCTAGTCGTCTGACTTACAATATCACTATCTGCATCGTGAATTGCAACAGGTGCACCTGTACTGGTACCTCTGTCTTGCCATTCAATGTACTGTCTTTTGTAATGAGCCGGTACAACTTGTATAGTGTCATACAGTTCATTAGTTACAGTATTTATTATTTTGCCAGGTTCTGCACCCTCGACATATTTACCATCACGCTTGTTTACTTCTGGTGATAGTTGGCCCAAAATTTTTAAGAAAGGCAACGCAAGATCTTCTTGCGATATATTTTGAGCGCCTTGTGCTGCATCAGCTTCCATATCAAATGTTGCT